TTAACGCTCCCGATAATTGTGCTCGCCTGGTCGGTGTGGACAGAGGATCCGGCGGCTATGGAGAAGATAGAGATCTTTTTTGAGTACTTTTCTAACCTTCCAAAATGGTTCACAAATTTATGGATTCTCGTCGTGGCGAGCGTTTTTGGCATTAAGGGCACTCAAATCTTCCGTAATGGAGGGAAGAAATAGTATTGCTTTTTATGTTTAATTATATTAACAATCAAACAAGGAGAAACACATGAGAAACGACTTCGGAACAAGACCTTATAAATCCAGATTCGGTGGTAAAGCTGCTATGAAAAAAGGCGGCAGAGCTAAAAAACAAGGTTACAAAGCTAGAGAAGATGAATCTCTAGGAATGCGTACTGGAAAAGAATCCACTAAGAAACAATCTATGAAAGCTCGTAGAGATGAGTCTTATGGAAAATGGGGTAAACGTCCAAACCAAAAAATTAATAAGTAGGAATTATGGGAATATTTGGAATAGCAAAAAGAGGTTTTGGTAAAGCTCTTAGAGCTCGCCGTATTAAACATGGTAGACGAGGAAAAACGATTACAGGTGTCAAACCTTTTTCTGGTAAAGTACCTCATTATATTGGTGCTGCTGGAAAAGATGCTGCACGAAGAAGAGACATAGTTAAAACTCATTTTAGTGTTAAACGTTCAGACAAAATTAATAAATTAGAAAAACAAGTTCAAGAAGGTAAAGCAGGCCTTAAAAAAATGGTAGATACTGGTCAAGCAGAAGAATATTCAAATCTGCCTGGTCAACATGTGAAAAAAGGATTTAAATAATGGGTGATATTTCAATAAAAGGTAGAAGTCCAATTTTAAGACAAGGCTTTGCTGCAGGTGGCATCGCTAGAACAGCAAGTAAAGCAGCTAGACCTTGGAAAAAACCACCTCAACTTAAAAAAAGTAAAAAAGAGAGAAGAGAAGAATTAAGAAAACAAGCTCGAAAATCTGGTGGTCATTCAAAGATTATTTTTCCTGATGAGTGGAAGCATATTGATTCAGGTTTACAAAAAGGTTTATTCAAAAAAGACGGCGGTAGAGCCGGCCTTAAAAAAGGTGGTAAAGCAGATAAGAAATGGATTCAAAAAGCAACGGCTTCAATTAAACGAAGAGGCACTAAAGGCAAATGTACACCGATCACTAAAAAAGGTTGCACTGGACGTGCTAAAGCTTTAGCTAAGACTTTTAAAAAAATGGCTAAGAAAAGGAAGGCAGCATAATGGCAAACACTAGAAGAGAAAACAGACTAGAAGAATTGGGTCGAGTAGATGCTGAAAAAGCATATACTGCAAAAGGCAGAAGAAATTTAAGAGACGAAAAACATAGAATTCGTAAAGAGCTTAAAAGAGGTGGTAGAGCAGGTAAACCATGGGGTAGCGGGCCTAAACCAGGAAGTCTTGAATATTTTCAATCCACGACACAAAAGCCTACAAGAAAAGGTAAAGCTGGTGGTGGAGTTATAAAAGGAGCTATAAAAGGAGCTAAAACAGTAGTTGCACCTTTTACGCATGCTGCAAACGCCATGAGAGCTGGTGCAACAAAATTAATTAAAGGCAAACCTAAAATTGCAAAGAAAGGCTGGAAATAATGGCTAAGAAAAAGAAAAAAAATAAGAAGAAGAAAAAAGCTAAAACTAAAAAACGTAAGAAGTAATGAAAAAAGAAATTAAACACGTTGCTTCTAAACTTAAAAAAGCATCAAAGGCACATGCTAAACAAGCTGAAATATTAAGTAATATTACTAAAAGAAAAAACATGGCTGAAGGTGGAGTAACGGAACCTTACATTGGAAGTTATGTTCATGGAAGTTTAGGCGGAGTCAAAGTAGGAAACAAAAGCTATCAAAAGTATTATAGCAATCCTGGTTTTAAAATGCCAAAAATCTAACAAATTTACAGAAAGGAAGCATGGATTTAGAAAATATAATTTACAAGCTTCGTCGAGCTTTAGATCGACGCATACAACAGTTAGCAATCTCGGTTTCGTCCGGTGGGGTTGACAACATGAACACATATAAATATATTACTGGACAAATAAACGCACTGGAATCAGTGAAACAGGAAATCTCTAACCTGCTAGATGAGAAGGAGCCAAATGAAAAAAGAAACATCGTTGAAATCCCAAAAGGAAACTCAACCAACAAACCAAAAGATTGAACCTAAATACGCTTTAGAACAAAAATACAAAGAACAAACAGAAAAATTACCCAAGCCTACGGGCTGGAGAATTATTGTTTTACCATTTAAAATGAATGATAAAACAAAAGGGGGAGTGCTAATGACTGAAAGCACATTAGAACGACAACAAGTCGGTTCTCAATGTGGATTAGTTTTAGCAACAGGACCACAATGTTATAAGGATAAAGAGAGATATCCCGATGGTCCTTGGTGTAAAGTCAACGATTGGGTTGTCTTTGCACGATACGCGGGATCGCGTATTCAAATTGAAGGTGGGGAGATTCGTCTTCTTAATGATGACGAAATTTTAGCAACCGTGCAGAATCCAGAGGATATACTGCATGCATTTTAACATAGGAGGAGACTATGCCAACTGAACCAAAAAGTGATGAAAAGTTTAAAGAATCACTAGAACCAGTAAACACTGTTGATATAGATACGTCTGGTCCGGGCGCCGAGGTAAAAGTGCCTGAGGAAAAAGACGAGTCCATCGTAGAAACGAAGGAAAAAGAACCAACAGTGACGTTAACAGAAGAGAAAGAATCAGAACCCACGGAACAAGAACCAGAAACAATTAAAGAAATAAAAAAGGAACAGAAACAAGAAGATTCCAAACTAGAGGAATATAGTAAAGGAGTACAAAATCGTATTTCTAAACTAACTCGAAAAATGCGTGAAGCAGAAAGACAAAGGGATTCTGCGACAGAATACGCAAGAGCTTTGGAAAATCAAAGACAACTTGATCAGAGGAAGTTTACAAAACTAGACTCTGATTATTGGAAGAGATTTGAAACTAATGTCAAAACTGGCATGGATGCGGCGCAACGAGAATTGGCCGCAGCTATTCAAGCTGGAGATGCAGAAGCTCAAGTTCAAGCCAATAAGCGAATTGCAACATTAGCGTTTGAGAATGCGAAAATGGAGCAACGCAAAGATGAAGGTGCAGAAGACGTCAAACTATCTGACGGTGGTAAATTACCAGAGAAAACTCCAAGAGAATTACCAGCTCAACCAAGTGATCCTAAAGCGGAATCATGGGCAGCAAGTAACAATTGGTTCGGTCAAGACCGAGCTATGACGTTCACTGCTTTTGAAATCCACAAGGATTTAGTTGAAAAGGAAGGATATGATCCTAAATCTGACGAGTACTATACGGAAATAGATAAACGAATACGTGTTGACTTTCCGCATAAATTTGGTAAGACTGACAGTATACAAACGACCAAACCCGTTCAGTCGGTGGCTTCAGCAAATAGAAGCGTAAAACCTGGTCGCAAAACTGTGAAACTCACACCTTCACAAGTCGCTATCGCGAAAAAATTAGGTGTGCCACTCG